GTGTCTACATTTGGTAAAAAATGAAATACCCACGACGAGTCCAGGTACAAGGCCAACGCGCCCTGGTAAACAATCCAAAAGAAGAACGAGAGTTGCTAGAAAAGATTAAAGCGGCAACCACCGATGATTCAAAGTTAGCAGAAACGCTAGGCGATAAGTCTCTAGGCCTGCTGATACAAAGAAAAGCCAATCGCATTGATAACCGCTTATCAGGCCCATCAAAAGTAAGAGCGCAAGCCTGGACAAAGCGACTTCAGGATGACGATGAATTGTTTTTGTACTTGTAGGAGAACGTGATGCCAAAGGGAAAAGGAACATATGGCACGGTCAAAGGCCGCCCGCCAGTTAAACCTAAGAAAAGAGTGGTTGTTCGCCAGGCATCGAGAAAACCTAAACCTAAAGGAAGATACGCCTGATGGCTCTCACTGTTCGTCAGAAAAAAGCATTGGCACGACACAAAGAACATCACACAGCCAAACACATGACTGAGATGCGCAAGTTGATGAGAGATGGTAAGACGTTCACGCAATCCCATAAGAGCGCAATGAAGAAGGTCGGCAAGTAATGGCTGAATATCAAGGTCGTAAGGTTGCGTTGAATAAGCCTCGAAGGATCCGCAAGGGTGAAGTCAGCTACGGTCGAAAGAAAAGTGAGGTTTATGTAAAAGATGCGGGCAAGGTTCGTCGAGTCACATTTGGCGATCCGAATATGACAATCAAGAAAGACCAACCTGCACGCAGAAGTAACTTTAGGTCTAGGCATAACTGCGCAGACCCTGGGCCAAAGACTAAAGCAAGATACTGGAGCTGCAAAGCCTGGTGATGTTCCACGTTGATCAAAACAAATAATCCAGTTTATTCAAGAAGTTAAGACATTAAACAAATGGAAATTCAGCCAGCTAAGTCGAGAGGCGCACAGCCAGGGAATAAAAATTCAGTGAAAGAAAATCGAGAGTATCGAGCCGCGCTATTGCGCACAGTAAAGCAGTACGAGAAGCGTGGTATCACTCGAGGTGATGCGTTACGAGCAGTGACTGAAAAGCTATTAGAGCTTGCATTAGATGGTGAACTGCCAGCAATTAAAGAAGTGGCGGACCGGGTGGATGGAAGGCCAGCACAAGCGATTCATGGCGAGGAAGGGCAACCGCCAGTGATCACGTTTGAATGGAAAGAATGACTGTCATTCAGATACCGTACAGCCCTCGACCATTACAACGCGAAGCACACAACAACGCAGCACGATTCAAGTTATTAGTGTGTCATCGACGCTTTGGCAAGACGGTATTCGCGGTCAATGAGCTGATTAAAGCGGCTTGTACGAGCACGAAAGACAATCCACGGTACGCTTACATTGCGCCTTTGTATCGCCAGGCGAAAGCAGTGGCTTGGGATATGTTGAAGACATTCTCTCGCCCTATCCCTGGCATCAAGTATAACGAGGCCGAGTTAAGGGCTGACTTTCCTAACGGCGCACGCATTAGCTTATATGGTGGGGATAACCCTGACACGCTTCGAGGTATTTACCTTGATGACGTGGTAATGGATGAGTACGCGCAGATGAGCGAGCGTTTATGGCCTGAAGTGATACGGCCAGCGTTATCGGATAGGAAAGGTGGTGCCATCTTTATCGGCACGCCAATGGGGCACAATGCGTTCTATGACATGTACCAAGACGTTAAAGATGATGACGATTGGTACGTTAAGCTGCACAAAGCCAGTGATACTGGATACGTTGAGCAAGAAGAATTAGACGCAGCCAATAAAGCGATGTCTGATGAGCAATATCGCCAAGAGTTTGAATGCTCCTGGCAAGCTGCGGTGATGGGTTCCTATTACGGTCGATTGCTTGAAGAAGCGGAAAAAGAAAACCGCATCGGCAAAGTGGCCCACGATACCGCGTTAGAAGTTGAGACCTGGTGGGATCTAGGTATCGGCGACAGTACAGCTGTTTGGTTTGCGCAGCGTGTGGGGACTGAAGTTCGCTTGATTGATTATTACGAGAACTCAGGCGAGCCATTGAGCCATTACACGCAGGTGATTGATAAGAAGCGACAAGTCGGCTATCAGTATTCGCACCATGTATTCCCGCATGACGTTAAAGCCAGGTCGTTGGATACAGGTAAAACGCGAGTGCAAACGCTCCAGGCGTTAGGCATGGAGCCGCACGTTATGGCAGCCGACAGAATTGAAGATGGTATTGAAGCGGTACGCCGCATGCTTAAGAACTGCTGGTTTGATGAGCTACGGTGTAAGCGTGGGTTAGATGCGCTGCGACAATATCGCGCTGAGTACGATGAGAAGAACAGAACTTTCAGATTAAAACCAAAACATGATTGGGCGTCTCACGCAGCAGATGCGTTTAGATATGGCGCGATGTTTAAAGCACCGAAAATCAGCTGGGAGCCGTTAGAGTACGGCCAACAAGGAATAGTGTAAATGGCTAAAACTACAGCAACGACAGACGACCAAATTGCAGCATTGTGCAGATCTGAGATCGACAACGCAGCTGGACGCTCTGGAGGCGACATCAGCCAGGAACGCGCAGATGCGCTCGACTATTACTTTGGTGAGCCGTATGGCAATGAAGTCGAGGGACGCTCATCGGTAGTGACTCGAGAGGTCATGGAAACAGTGGAGTGGATGTTGCCCTCGCTGGTCCGCATATTTACCGATGTGGATAATCTGTGTCGATTCGATCCGGTCAACGCCGACGATATAGAGCAAGCGAAGATTGAGACCGAGGTGGTCAATCACGTCTACTGGAAGCAGAACAAAGGCTTTTATAACACCTACACCATGCTCAAAGATGCGTTGCTGTCTAAGACAGGCATCTTAAAAATCTATTGGGACGACACGCCAACTGAGACCAAGCAAAGCTATGAAGGCTTAGATGAAATACAGCTGGGCGAGTTGATGATGGATACCGCCATTGAGCGTGAAATACTGGAGTTTGAGCAGACCGAGCAAGGCTTTGATGTCACTTTCAGAGAAACAACAGCCAAAGGTTCAATCAAAATAGAGCCTGTACCGCCAGAGGAATTTGGTATTGCCCGTAATGCTCGCTCACCGTTCAGCGAAGATTCTAATTTTTGTTACCACCGGACGGAAAAATCGTTCAGTGAATTGGTAGAGATGGGTTACGACGTGGAGACCATTCGCGGCTTGCCGTACGATGATGACGTATTGACGCCAGAGCAGTTGGCGCGGTATGCAGATTCAGACTCACAGATGCCGTTTGATTACTCCTCCACTGAATCAATGCGGATGTATTGGATCAGCGAGTGCTATGTCCGGGTCGATAGAGACGGCGATGGGATCGCAGAGCTTTTCAAAGTCTGCATGGCAGGTGGTAATTACAGCGCAACGAGCAGCCAGTTGTTATCCATTGAGCCAGTGGATTTTATGCCGTTCGCTTGTGTTTCGCCTATCTTGATGCCGCACAAATTCTATGGGCTATCGATTGCTGATTTAACCATGGACATTCAGCTGATCAAATCGACACTGACACGATCGATGTTAGACAACACATATTTGTCGAATAACTCACGCACAGCGGTGAACGATCAACATGTGAATCTTGATGATTTATTAACCTCTCGCCCTGGTGGTGTGGTCAGGTTTAAAGGTGATGGGGGCGCAGGTTCCTACATTACGCCGTTACCACATAACCCGTTACCGCCAGAAGCGTTCAGCATGATGAGTTACCTGGACGATGTGCGCAAACAAAGAACAGGCGTTGGCAATGAAGTCAGCGGATTAGATTCTAATGCCCTGGCTAACGTCAACACTGGCGTTGCGGCCCTAGCGTATGACGCAGCCCGAATGAAGATAGAACTGATTGCTCGCATCATCGCTGAAGTGGGTTTCAGGACAGTATTTAAATTGATCCACAAGTTACTCATGACGCACCAGGACAGAGAAATGGTGGTCAATGTTTCCGGTGAGTTTGGCGCGTTCAATCCTAGTGAATGGCGCGAAAGAGTCAATACGACCATTACAGTTGGCGTCGGTACAGTATCACGCGAAC